TAGGCAGTTTTTTTCTTTTTCTTTTTCGGCCAGCCAGCTTTCATGGCTTTGTAGGACTTAGCCGAAACAGTTGAATTTTTAGCTGAGCGTGAGATGCCCAGCTTGCGACGACGATTGATGTTTTCTACGAGGCTCATTTCTTAGGCTTCGGCTTTTTTACAGGCCGGCCTTTTTTCGAGCCATAAGTTCCGGGACCGGAAGGCATGGTTTTAAAAGTTAAGGTCAGATCGATCCAGTTTTGTCAGGACATCGTTTCGGTATGCCGGATCGTTGTCATACCGAGGATCAGCCATGGCAGCTACGAGTTCTGCCTGGCTACGGAAAGTATCCACAGGTGAATTAGACGCCCCCTTTCCAGAAAGCATCCGACCCTCATAACCATTGGCTGAGTCGTACTGGGATTTCAAACCGTTGACGACAAGTTGGATAGCTTCCGCATTGCCGTTAGAGATGATCGAGTCGAACGCTTCGATCTGTTGCTGGGTCAGATTCTGACCAGCCCACTGGATCACCTGTTCATATGCCTTGTCACCACCAACAGAGTTTTTGATGGAGTTAACTTCTGCATCAGACAGGTCAGGAGCAGCGGCTTCCTGTTGCATGAGTTGTTCAGGAGCGTTGGCTTGCATCTCGATGTATGCATTGACCAAGTCCTGGCTGCTCATCTCAGAGAACTTCGCCATCGTCTCAGGCGTAAGTTCACCTTTCTCAGCCCACTCAGCAGACGCATCACCAATAAGCGCCGCACCAGAGGAGAGTTCAGTCTCTTCGGATTCATCCTCATCAGATGTCTTCTCAGAGCCTTCGCCGCCTTCCTCTTCTTCGCCGCCTTCGCCAAGCTTCTTCTGTAGTTCGATGTAAGCCTTTTCAAGTTGTTCGGCATTTTCATACTTACCTGCAAGAAGCTGACTCTCAGCCTCTGCCATCTGTTCACCTACTTGCAGTGAGTCTTGCTCTTCTGCTGTAAGGACTTCAGTATCAGGGGTGGTATCTACGGTAAGAGTTTCAGCCATGTTTATTCAGTAGGGGGTGTTTCTTGTTGTTGGTTCATGCCCATTGCTTGTTCAGCCATGGGTGTCCGAGCGATCTGTCCGGCTTGATCCACCAAGGACTGACCGATCTGGTCTTGCTGTGCTCTCTGTTGTTCCTGAGCAAGCTGTTCTTCTGTCTTGACGAGGTTCAGAATGTCGATGCCTTGTGCGGCAGCCAAGCGTTTGATGACCTCTGATGGGTTGATGTATTGCATCAGTGCCTCTGGGCCAAGCGTCTGGGCGACGGTGGTCATGAAGGCAGCAAGGCTTTCGCGGTCCTGTCCACGGCCCAGTGCGTTCACACCAGCAACGATCTGTGGACGGACAAACTCCTTAGGGATCTTCGGAAGTTGACCGTTGCGCTGGAGCACCAGCATGATCCGGTTTAGGTACGGCACAAGAAACTCGACAGTCAGAAGGGAGAAAAGTCCACCCAATTGCTGTTCGAGTTCGAGTTGGGTAAGACGAACCTCTTCTGCTGTCGTTCGTTCCGACTGACGGATGTTGAGCTTCAGGAAGCCCTCACCAATCCGACGTTCGATTGCCTGCGCCATGTTGGCAGCAGTAGCGAAGTCAGCTGTCTTACCTACCTGGACGACAGAAACGTCTTCCGGTCGTCCCTGAATGATGGCTCCGTTACCAGCCTTAGCCAGTGAGGCGGGCTTGGTAGTAGAGGAGGGAGACACAAGGAAGATGACCTTGGCTGCGCTAGCCGAACCTTCGATCAATGCCTGGGATAGAGCGTTGAGAGAACGCAGGTCACCGAGGAACTCCTCTACACGACCACGTCCATAGTCTTCACCTGTTGGGCTATCGACTGAGACAAAGCGGAGAGGGAGCCAAGGCGAGGCATTCTTAGGAGCCGTGCTACGGCTACCAGGAATGATCTTGTCGTGGACCTCTTGGTGCCACACCCAGCGACCGTTCTCAACACGGACATGGGTATAGACATCACACTCGTCATCCTCTCGATCGTCGTCAGCTGCTACCCGCATTGGGTCGTAGTCATCCAGGACATCACGCAGCAAGTCTTTGCTGATGATCTCTTTGGTGACGATCTCGACGACGTTGCCATTGCCATCACGGCTAACGACAAAACGGTTCAGCGGATAGTTCTTCAGACCATCCTTACCCATAAACAGGAGGGAGTTACCAGAGACAATCAAATGTTTGATTGCCTGGTGGACTACGACACGGTCATTGGATGCCGCGATGTAATCCATGATGATCCGCTCAATCTTGCTGAACGAAAGGTCCAGCTCACTACGGATCTCAGGAGAGTCAAGCTCACCAAGCTTGTCGTCTCGTACCTGTAGTTTGAAAAAGGTGGTCTGCGGTGGAAGAAGAGCAAGCATCAGTTTGCTTGCCAAGACGTTCACACAGGAACTACCGACGTTCTGCCAAGGCTGACGCAGTGTCTTGTGTGGACGAGAGTTGGTGTCTTCCGTGACAAGGTAAGGCAGGGTCAGCTCTGAACACTCAATAGCGGTGTTCAGAAACTGAGACCTGTTACCTGCCAACTTGTCGTAGACCTTACGGGCTGACGACTTATGCATTTAGACCACCACTACCTGTAGGTGTATTTAGAGGGACACGAAGCTGGTCAGCAACACCACCAGCGCGGGCACGAGTGGAGTCAGACTTTTTTCGTCCATATTTAACGTTTGGCTTAGTGTCCTCCATAGCTTCCAGTGGTTGGGCGTCTTGTGGAAGAGGCTTAGGTGCTGGCGGCGGGGGAGGAGCCGGCGGAGGAGGAGCCGGTGGTTTAACTTCAGGAGGTTTACGTTGAGATAGACACATTGTTTTTTTCGGTTCGTTGTTTTAGCCACTCCACAATGGATCTCTGCCCTGCGCGATACATGATCTGGGAGAGTTCGGTTTCGGGAGTAGGGTTTACAGGCGGAAAGTATTCATCTAGTTCTTGAATCAACTGATCCAGGTTTGGACCAAGAATTGCTTCAAGCGTATTGGGGTAGGTTGACATTGCTGTGCTCAAAGAAAGCAGGCATACGAGCTGCCTGAGTGAAGGCAAGATCAGGAGCCTTACCTTCGTACATCAAACGATCACTTGAGTTGAGCCAGAAGTTTTTATCGAGCATCCGGTTCTCAGTGTTCCTCTTCAGTGGAGCCATCACCCAGGAGATGGTGGCCTTACGAAGATTGTCGAGAGACTTACTGGGCTTAAGACCCAGCTCACGACAAATAAGGCTGTTACAAGCGACGTGCCCTCTTTCGTCTATTGATATATCGGCCGATGCACTTCTCATGCCAGCGTCACCGTGAGCGCGAAAAAAGGGGAGCAAAACGAAAAACAACGCACGCTCCGCCACCATCGCTTTGAGGATGGTGTGATCGTGATGTTCCATCCACGCCTTTTGTAGGGATTGAGCTTCCCGTTCCGCCTTTGCATCAGTGCCGTGAGCAAGGGCGATGTTACCCAGAGCGATGTCATGCTTAATTTCGTCCTGGACATTTGAGAGTAGTAGCTCTCTCGCTGTATCTGGAACTTCAGTATCCAAGGCATTAGTAATAAAGTCTCCTACGGGAAGTTCAAGATTCCGTAGGGCAAGAGCCCGAAAGATTGTCTCTTCCGAACCCTCAGCCAGCTTGCCCTTGGTTGGCATCACTGGTTCCCATGAACGTTTTTTGCTTAGTAGTTTTTGATAAGGGTTCATTCCTGACAATCACATTGTAGTTCTTCATCGTTACCGAGAATTTCGGCAAGATAACCTTCTACGTCTACGTCAGCTAGAGCAACCATTGCATCAGTTTTATCCTGAATGTCTGGTCGTACTTGCAAGGCGTAGTACATAGAAGTCTGTGGACCGACCATCCATTCTTCAATGAACTCACGGTCATAGGTGACCATGTCGGACCAAGTGTTGTAGCTGTAGGAGTGCCACAGACCAGTGCGTTGATACATGGTGACGACACCATTCACCACACGGTTGTAGTCATCCCAGCCACATTCGGCAGCCGTCTCGACTTCGCCGTAGCTGAAGGTCTGGATCCCGAAGGTCCCGCTGTCCCTGTCTACGGTTCGTGAGATAGGCGGTGCAATCTCAGGGGTGGAGGTAAATCCGTCCAAGTCTTTTGAACGGTAGGAGCATGACGCTGTCGGGGCGATAGCGAAGG